GGTGCGCAGATCGACGGCCATGCCGTTGCTGCCGACCGTGACGCGCTCGACCAGCAGCCTTGCGATGCGGGCCTGCTCAGCCGGGAACAAAGACTCCCACAAGGCGTCAAAGCCGGTCAGGGCGGCCACCACATCGGGCTGTTCGATCTCGGGGCATTCACACTGCGCTGCCTCGATCGCTCGCGCCGTGACCTCAGGCGTCAGTAGCAGGGTCCGGATCTGCTGGACGACGGCGGTCTCCACCATCCCCGCCGGCAGCCGAACGAAGGTTTCGGTGTTCTCACCCGCCCGGTTCCGGATCGCGTCCATCGAGGTGTAGTAGCGATAAAGGCGGCTGCCCTTCTTCGACACGGTCGGCGTCATGGCGATGCCCTTCTCGGTGAATATCAGACCCTTCAGCAGCGCAGGCGTCTTGGCCCTGGTGTTTCCTGCCCGGGTGCGCGGGCTTTGCGCCAGCACCGACCTGACCTTGTCCCAGAGCACCTGGTCGATGATGGCCTGATGCTCGCCGGGATAGCTGGTGCCCTTGTGGACGGCCTCGCCGAGGTACACCCGGTTGTTCAGGGCTTTGTAGAGGAAGCCCTTGTCGATGGCCTTGCCGCGCTTGTTCAGGGCACCTGCGGCGACTAGTTCCCGGGTCAGCAGCGTAGCCGATCCCAGCTCGACGAACCGTTCGAACATCCCGCGGATGGCGCGGGCCTCGGTCTCATTGATGATCAGCTTGCGGTCAACGACGTCGTAGCCCATCGGCACGAACCCGCCCATCCACATGCCCTTGCGGCGGGATGCGGCGATCTTGTCGCGGATGCGTTCGCCGGTGACCTCACGCTCGAACTGGGCGAACGACAGCAGGATGTTCAGTGTCAGCCGACCCATCGAGGTGGTGGTGTTGAACGACTGGGTGATGGAGACGAACGTCACCCCATGCTTGTCGAACACTTCAACGAGCCGCGAGAAGTCCATCAGCGAGCGTGACAGGCGGTCGATCTTGTAGACCACGATCACGTCGACCAGCCCGGCCTCAATGTCGGCCAGCAGGTTCTTCAGGCCCGGCCGTTCCAATGTGCCGCCCGAGAAGCCGCCGTCATCGTAGCGGTCGCGGACCGGGACCCACCCCTCGGCCTTCTGGCTGGAGATATAGGCCTCGCAGGCCTCGCGCTGGGCGTCGAGGCTGTTGAACTCCATGTCGAGCCCCTCTTCGGAGCTCTTGCGGGTGTAGACCGCGCAGCGCAGGCGGCGCACCGGGGTGTTGACGGTCATGGTCGCTCGCCCCTCTTGATGTCGCGCAGGCCAAAGAAGCGGTAGCCGTTCCACCGGGTGCCAGTGATGTCCCGGGCGATCGACGACAGCGACTTGTATCGCCGCCCCTGCCAATCGAACCCGTCTTTGAGCACGGTGATCACGTGCTCGGCCCCGTCCCATTCGCGCACCAGCCGGGTGCCGATGACCGGGTTGCGCGGGTCGGCGATGACCGATTTCCGGACCTTCTTGCCCTCGACCTCGTCGGCCAGGGCGTCGAGCAGCTTGGCGGCCGGCCCACCCAGCCCGCCGAGGGCCAGTTCCTGTATCCTGTAGGCGAGCCGCTGCTCGAGGAACTGGCGGCTGTTATTGGGCGCTGGCGTGCCGATCAGGCTCTGCCACTGCGCCTTCAGTTCAACGACCGACATGGCCTTCATGGCGGCGAGCCGCCCGAGCAACTGACCATCGGGCCACGCTGCCGATCTTACGCATTCTGTTTGCATTAGTGTCCTCCAACTCGGGCCTCTGCCCGGGGGACACCACCGCTCCTGGTGGGCAGGAATGCGAGTGAACTATCTCGGTCATTGTCAGAGAAACTGCTGGACTGTCCGCGCATCCGCAGAACGCCGGCCGCCAGTATCCGACCCAACTCGGACAGCCGATCGTCCGTCGAGATCAGTTCCGGCGCGATGCCACTTCTCCGGCTCATCCTGCTGTCCCGCTGTCCTGCATGCTGTCTCGGAAGGTGTGACGCCGGCAAAGGTCTGGCGTGACCCGGCAGGCCCGCAGGCTTCCTGAGGCGTTGATGCAAGGTTAGAGCGGGACCAGTCCCCAGTCAACGCAATATGCGGGACAGTTCGTGCGCTTGGGCGCGGTGGTCAGCGCCTGCGCTTGTAGAGGGTCTGGTGCGAGCGCAGCACGATGGCGATCACGGCCGTCTCGTCATCGCCGAAATGTCCGTCGTCCGGCCGGCCGATGACGATGGGGTCCTGGAACTCGGGCCGGGTCGACTCGGCGCGCAGCACCCAGTTCTGGCCGTCGAAGTCCAGACGCTTGCAGGTCAGTTCCTGCAGCTCATGGCGATTGCGCTGGACGATGACGATGTCGCCAGGCTGGGGATCGACCACGCCGAACGTCACCCTCAGACATTCTAGATCTGATCCGGGCGGGATAATCCGGTCCATGGAGTGACCCTCCATGCGCAGGGCAAACCGCTCTCCGCCTGCGACTGGATTGGGCCCGACCTCAATCTCGTAGACGTCCTCGTCCGCCCAGTCGCTCTGTTCGCGCCAGACCCCAGCGGCCACAGCCCCAACGACCTTGAGCCGCTCCTGACGCATGGCCTCAGGGCGCACCGACATGGCCGAAGACGGGATGAAGAAGGAGATGTCCTTGCCCAGCGCATTGGCCAGGCCGACGATCGTCTCCAACTGCGGATTGGTGCTTTTGCCACGCACGATGTCGCGCACGACATTGGGGCTACGGCCATCAGTCGCCGCCATCGAAAGCGAGCGGGCAGACCACTTCGAGTCGGGGCCAGTAGCCTCCTCGAGGATGGCCCGCAGGCGGGCTGGATCGAACAAGGGTTTGTCGGTCATAGGCTGGCTATAGCACTGCGGGAGACTTCCCGCAATATGCACGGTCACGGGTGTGTTCGCATTGACGAGCGGGACAGTTCCCGTATTGTTCAGGGATGGCATACCCTCCCCTCCTCAATGACATCGACGCCTTCCTGCGCGTTCACAAGCTGAGCGACAGCGCCTTTGGCCGTCAGGCCGTCAACGACTGGAAGCTGATCCGCCAACTGCGCGCCGGCCGCAGGCTTTGGCCCGACACTGAAGGCCGGGTCCGGACCTTCATGGTCACCTACCAGCCCAAGGCCAGCAGCGAGGTCGGCCAATGACCTCCGCCTTCGAGCGTCACGGGATCGACCATCTGTCGGCCTCCTCGATCAACCTGTTCGTGGCCGAGCCGGCCATGTGGGCGATGCAGAAGCTGATGGGCAGGAAGTCTGGTGTGGGCGCAGCTGCCCACCGCGGCACCTCCATCGAGGCCGGTGTCGAGATGGGGCTGTTTGAACCGGACGCTCCGGTCGAGGCCTGTCAGGAACTGGCCATCGCCCGCTTCAACCAGCTGACCGTGCTGTCGGGTGATCCGAACCGCGACAAGGAGGCCGCCGCCATCGCCCCGTCGGTGGCGATCGCCCTGAAGGAACTGCGCCAGTACGGCGTGCCTTCAGCGGCGGACGGCAACCGCCAGCACCGGATCGAGACGAGCATCGACGGGGTCAGCGTGCCCTTCATCGGCTGGCTGGACTTCTGGTTCCAGGACCACGCCATCATCGTCGATCTGAAGACCCAGCTTCGGCTGTCCTCCAAGATCTCCGAGCCGCACGCCCGCCAGGGCGCGATCTATCACGCTGCCCACGGCAATGCGGAGATCCGCTTTGCCTACGTCACCCCCCAGAAGATCGGGGTCTATCGGCTGGATGATCCGCGCACGCACCTGAACGCGGTGGCCCACATCGCCCAGAGCATCGAGCGGTTTCTGGGGCTCTCGGAGGACCCCGAGGCGCTGACCCGGTCGCTCTCGCCCAACTTCGACAGCTTCTACTGGAACGACCCCACCACGCGCGCCCTGGGCCGCGAGGTCTGGGGCTTCTGAGCCCACCCCACAACAAGGAGAAACGACATGGCTTTCATGGAAGCCCCGGGCGGCGACGGTGAGTTCACCGTCTACGTCAAATACAACGCCAAGGCCGGCCGCTGGTACACCAAGGACGACGCGCCGAACGCGGCCGAGTTCGAGGTCGTCAATATGACGGCGGTCTTCGATATCCCCAACCTGAAGACCGGCTGGTTCCTGTTCCAGGCGGGCTCTGCACCGGACAAGGCCATCAACGCCCAGCTCTCGGCCTGGGGGCCCAAGCCCTCGGACGCCCACAAGCGCGGGTTCCAGATCAACCTTTTCTCCGACAAGAACCTGCTGGGCGTGCGGGAATTTGCTT